TTCTTGGCAACGTCTAAAGAACCGTTGTTCAGAACCGTAACGAAACCGCCCTTCTTGCCATCTTTCCAATCAGCGACTAATTCAAAATCGCCGTTCAGAGGAGTGACAGGAGCGTTGCGATACGTGCCTTCTAAGATAGTTACTTTTGCAGTCATTGTGTGAGTCCTGTTGCTATAAGAAGTTAGTGTGTCCTAACTGTTAGATATAATTATAGGCGATTCTTTCCACTTTGTCAACTGCTTTTCAAGGTATAATCCGTTGGAAATCAACGACTTAGCAGAAATTTGAGAAATTCAATAGAATCAATCAGTTATAGTGGAACTATTTTTTCTGTAAGTTGCTGTTTTTGTTAGGAAATAGTCTCGATCACCATTATCGGCTGGTTTTTGGAGTTCCATTTCAGGATGCAGCCACTTCATAGCACGTTTTTGCTGGCATGGGACGCACATATCTGGACGTTTCTTGTAGCGAACGATCCCGCCGCATCGTTTGCAGGGTTTGTCTACGACTATATGCGTTTTGGGATTTGGCGCAGGGCCAGGTTGACCAGTGAAGTGTTGCCCGTTTTCTCTAGCCCGCGCAACTGCTATTCTGTGGCATGGCTGGCACTGTCTACTTTTCGTATATCGCTGATAGTGCCCGTAATCGCACGGAAAATGAGGTCGATAATATGTTTCGCCATTTTCTAGCGCGAGTTTATATTCGTTAAATTGTTGCATCATCAATACCCGCTGCGCGCAGTTTGACAATATTGTTTAGCTGAAAGTTTTTAGCTTCAAGGGCTTTGTGTAAGCCGATCCATTTATTGCGCAATAGCGCAAATTCATTTATGAGAATAGCCATATCGACTACGTCCTCATTACCTTCAGCATACTTGTCTGCATCCCGTGAACTTAGTGCCCGATCATGGTGCTCCATGTATTTACGAAATGCTGCTGTCTTTTTACGTCGCAATTCAATGTTAAGATACTCAAGAATCGCCTCGATTTCTTGTAGTTGGTTGTAGCGTTGTTCAACGATGCCTGGGATTCCCGCAGCGAATTCTTCGAGGCGTTTTCCTCTAAGCGTTAAGTCTTGTTTCCGTGCTTCTGCAAGTTCGGCATCGAAATGCATCATGCAGTCAGGTAAATGACTCAAATCTTTGACAACTTTGCTATACCACATATTATTTAATCGTGTGTGCTATTCCGTTGCGCATTGCTTTCACGAACATTACTGCTCGCGTATTTGCATTTGGGAAGCGGCGATTTAATTGCATTGCTCTCGGAGCTACATCCAAATGCTCAATCAAAAGTGCATGTAATTCTGTGATAATAGCTGGATCCAATACTTCCTTAACTAAATCAGGATCAGTTTGGAGCTTGTCATGCACCATATCAATTGCGACAATAGCTTTTTCAGCATCGCCTTCTTCGATCTTTTCTTTAAAATTTTCTAGTAAAACTTTCATTATTAGTATTCCTCGTACTCATCCTCTTCAGAATATTCTTCATCAAGTTGAGTTGTTAGTGCTGCTTTTAGTTCGTTATCAAGTTCTTCGTGGTGTTCTAGTTCTTCTAAGAGGCCAAATTCATCGCATACAGATATAACTGCATCTGCGCCATCCAGTCTATCTTTAGCTGGAATTAGCGGCTTTAGTCTAGACCATACTTCAATTATAAAATCATCTCTCATTATCTTTCTCTAGTTCTTCTATCTTTTGTGTTAATTGCTTGATCTGTGATTTTAGATACGCTTCTCTTGCCATTGCTTCACGGAGTTGTTGTTTATCGCTAGGAATTACTTTTATTGCCCCGCCAGCTTCAGCTTTGCATTTATTACACGTATCATAAGTGATCGACTTGTCGTTAGACATACAGCGGCACTGTCCTATGACAGCGCCGCATTCTATACATAGTGTTTGTCTGTGTGTATGTGACATTGTATCAGTCCTCTACCGTGACTTCTACATCTATGTCTAGCGTGTGCGTTTCCACTGATACATTTGTTTTATCAGCAAGAGTGGTGTGCGCAGCCCTTTTGATCTGATCCCATTCTGTCATAACACGATCAAGACATCCTTCATCATTCTTGTTCCATGCTTTCTTGAACTTTTTGATTTCTGCACCGTCAGTTGGTGAAATGTAAACGTAACTGTTGCCAGTCTTAGTCAGAATTTCCATATCGAGCAACATATCGAATAGACCCGAATACGGATCCATGCCTGTGTCAAACGGAATGTGTATCTTTACTGTCTCTTGTGGCTTTGCAAATCGTGTCTTAACGACTTTACAATTTGAACGAATGCCAGTTACTTGTGTGATCTTGTTGCCGTCAGCATCTTCCTTAAGTTTCAATTTACCCATTGCAACAACAATCGAACTAGCAAAGATCACGCCCATGCCGCCACTGATAACATCATCAGGATCGAACATGTTTTGTGATTTGTAAGTGTGATTAGTTGCAACGAAACCGATGTTCCACTGTGCAATTCTGTTCACGGTTTGCTGTACGAGTGCCTTAAGTGACTTCGCTTTGCGTCCCATGTCACCTTTCATATCTGCTCGATCAAACTGAGCAACATCAGTAGGTGTAGATAGCATACCTAGCGAATCAACAACGAATAGAATCTTCGGACGATCTTCAGGTTCAACTGCTGTATACTCTTTTTCGTAGTCTTCAATGAATGTAGACAGAATTCCTGCAACATCATCAACCATTGTAACGCCGAATCGTTGTAGTTTGTCTGGACTTGTGTCCACGCCGACTGCCTTGAGCCATTCTTCATCAAGTGCGTTCTCTGAATCTAGTAGAACAACAAAGATGCCTTGATCTTGTGCGTTCTTTACGAGATTTCCTGCTGCAACATAACTTTTTCCTGAGCCTGACTCACCTGCAAAGCAAGTGACTTTGCCCAACGGAATACCTGCGTTAAAATCGCCAGATATAAGGTAGTTGAGCGTATGATTGCCTGTGCTGATCCAGGTATCAGGGTCATTGAAGCCCGCGCTGATTCCTTTAATTGATTTTGTAATACTTTTCCTGAACTTGTCAGGGTTAAATGGACGTACCATAATTATTCTCCAGTGAAATAAAAGGGGCAGTTGCCTGCCCCTTATTATTAGCTTTGTGGGCGGTTACGAATCTTAGCAAGAATGTCTTGCGCAGATGTGCTAGTTGGAGCAGAAGCACTTGGAGATGCTGTTACAGTCTCCTTTTCTTCTTCTACAATTTCAACTGCTGGCGTTGCTGCCGCTTCAACTACTGGTGCTGTCTCAGTTGTCTTGGCTTTGCTTTCGCCTTCGTATTCGAGTCCCCAAGGACGATAGAAATTCGCCCAACGCTCTGGATCATAAAGTTCGCCTTCTACTGATGCTTCAAACATCTCAAAGATAGCATTCACGCCGTCTGCTGTAGGTTTCTTTGGTGCCCAGTCATTCAGATTGAATAGACCGTACTTCTCGATTGCCTCAGCTTGCTCCTCAGTAAGAGAAGTTTCCTTTCGACTCCAGCTAGACGTATTGTAATCGTTATACTCGCCGCCTGGCTTTTTAGTGCGAATGATGCGGAAGTTGATTCCGTTCAGATAGTCCGTAGGCAATGTATCCAACTCAGGATCCATCAATGCTTCTTTAATAATGTTAAAGATTTGAGGTCCGATGCTGAACTTGCGAATTGGATTTTCTGGAGCTTCTGCCGCGTCTTCCGCGATTGGATTGTCAATGACAAAGCCTTGAAAGATGTACGAACGTTTCTTCCAATACTTACGTGCTGTTGCTTCCAACGATGAATCCTTGAACCAAGGACGAAGCTCTGCGTGAACTGGGCATGTGTCTCCCCACATTTCAACACAAGGTACTTTAACAAATACCCTCTTTGTTTCGTCTCCACCTTTGACACCTGGGAATTCCAAGTTAATCATCTGGATCTCTTTCCAGAAATATGGATTTTCTTCGTCTTCCACAGCGTTAGGTAGAAAACGTAGTGATACTGGTTCGTTTTCTGCAATATTCCAAAACGGGTAAACTAGTGATGAACCAAACGATTGTTTGTTTCCTGCTTTCTTATCTTCAAGCGCCTGTAACTTGGCGCGGATTTCTTGTAGCGTAGCCATGATTAATTCTCCTTAATGTAATTATTTTAATAGCCAAAATGCATACCATGTTTCTCGCCATAAGTGCATTATTCTTATTTTGAGTCGAATGCATATTATGTTTGCACATTATAATACATTCTAAGCCATCTGTCAACTTTTATTAACAGACAACTTTATTTATCTAAATTGTAAAGAGGAAGGTCTTTATTAGGAATTAGAAAATGTCGTCGTTTCCGCCATCGTCTAAGTAATCCTCAACACCTACGTTGTAGTTTCCACCAAACGGGTCTTGCCTACTGCCCTTGACGTAATCTGCGTGTCCTGAGCCATCGCACATTGCGCATAGTCCCATTTCATCGTCATCATCATCACCAAGTCCATAACATCCTGGGCATTCTGCATAGTCAGGAGTTGGCATTCCCATGCCTGTAGCTCCTGATTCTGATTCTCCACGACGTACATTATCGTCCCAATCATCTTCGTTTACCTGAACTTGATAATTGCAACGATCACATTCCTTTGCAGGACCCATCATTGTATCGCCTAGCTGCATTGTGCCTTTACGACAACGGATACACTTCTCGCCTTCGCTTTCTGCTACGCGAGTAGTAATTATGCCTTCGCCAGCGCATTCGCCGCACTCTAGGTCACCAACATTGCCTGTATGGTCACATGCTTCGCAATCGCTAAATTCGTAAGGAATTTCTGGTAGACGCTCATCTTCTGTGAAGATTTCCTCATGCTCAATCATTTTCATCTTGAGTTCGTAAGCATCGCCAACGCTCTCAACTGTATTTTCGGGCGTAGGATTTTCGCATTTACAATCTCCCCACATGTCCTCTCCGCATTTAGCACAATAGTCATCTTCAATTACTTCTTCAATCTTAGCATTTTCCATTACGTTGCGTACAATCGTTTTCTCAAAGTCAGAAATCTTGTTGCCTTCGATCAACTTGCCGGCGACCTTAGCAACAAAGTTAGATAAATCGCCTGATTCAACCATGCGCTTCGCAAGCTTGCCGATCTTATAGCCGACTTGTTGAACAGGACTGTCGAACTCCATGATGTCTTCTTCTGCTAGTTCTTCTTTAGCCTTCATGTAAATCGTTTGTTGACTAGCTTCAACTAGTGCATCACGCCATATTTGTTTTTCGTTCATTAGTCTACGTACTAGCGGTAGCGTACCGCTGATCTTTTCATCAAACTTGCGCACAGTAAACATGTCCTGCAAGTCTGTTGTGTCATCCTCTTCTAATACGCTAGCTTCTCGCGCAGCAATAGCTTCGCTTACTCTAGCATATGACTTCGCACCAGTCAGTCCTTTAAATTCACCACGGATAGTTGCAATGTTTTCTTTGACTGTCTTTACAACATCTTCATTAGCTTCATTCATAAGCTTGTTTGTACGTGCGTAACGAACAAACTCATTTAATTTGATTAGATTTGCAGAAGATTCAACGATGTATTCACCGATTGTATCTTGCATGTTGCCGCCTTCATACATGTGTCGAGCCATTGCTCTTGCGCATGGCAAGCAATTGTGTGGGAAACGGAAACGTTCACCAGCCTGCTCTAGAAAGATTGCTTTGATCTGGCGGCTGCGCGAACCTCGCACATCTTCATCAACTGCTTTGCGATGGCGTACGATCATTTTAACTGATTCTAGAGTCTGGTAGCTTGTCTTTTTGCTGCCGCTCATACGTGATAGTGAAGCTTCGTTAGTAATGCTTTCCATGTTTGCGTCCTTGAATTTTTTAGCTTGATATGCGAAATCTTTAGGGGTAATCTCTTTGCCGAATACCTTAACTTGCGTGTTGAGCATGTTTTCTCTAGCAAGATTTTTCATCTGCTTCATAATACTTTCGAGGTCTTCTAGCTCAAGACTGCTATTTTTGTTGATTTTGATTGTATTCGTTTCTTCGTCAAGCGTAATCATGTAATTAGGCTTTGCTACGAAGAATCTACGAGCCTCAGCGGCGTCAGTAGTGTCCATGCCATCTTCTTTGTACATAGACAAAGTGTGACCATGACCCTTGATAATAGAAAAGATTTTTTCTGCTACTCGTTCGTAATTAATCATTAAATACTCCTATAGCAGTATTTATCAAAAACTAATTATAATACAAGCATTGGAAGCGGCATCTCAGGCTCTTCCTCAAACCGACCCGCTACGCCACTATTGATATGCTCTTGAAGCTGATCGTCCCAAGTAGAGATATGCTGAATCATGCGTATATTGAGAAGCATTGCCATGACTAGATCATCAGTCTCACCGATTGTTGCTTCATATGTGTTGCCTTTAGCAATGAAGTATTTGAGTTCGTGTACTAAGTTGTCACTGAAAAGTTGCAATTTTCCGCTTTCGAGCAAGCCCTTAAATTTAGAACAAGCTTCAAGTTTGGTTCGGTGAGTCGTGTTGTAGCCTTTTCGATTCTTCTTTCCCAAATGACGGTTGGGATCATGCATAAATGTACCTGGGAACATGTCTTCGCCAGTGTCGCGAATAACAACGAGGGCAGCTTCGCCCATTGTGTTGTTTTCTACAGTCCAATAGATGTCTGACTTAGGAGCATTGTGTTGAATCTCCATCAAAATGCCGCGCAAGATTTTTATTTGATCTTCAATTATGCTATGATTGTGTTGCCACTCTGCAATTTGTTTCATGCTTGGCAATTCTAGTACTTGTATGCCAGCATTATCGCCACCTGTGCCCATACTTGGGTCTAGAGCTACACAATATGATCGACCATCGCGAATTTTATCGTACCAACGTACTTGTCCTGATTTTCTTATTGCTTTAATTGTGTTGAAGCCTAATTCTGTTAGGGTCTTAGAATTGATAAGTGTTTCTTGGAATGAGATAAACTGACATTCATGCTCACGCTTGAATCTATCATCACTCGTCTTAGCTCGTTCAATCTTAGCCCATTGTTCATCACGATCTGGATGCGCTTCCCAAGTAGCATGATAACCCTTAAATCCATTTGATCCAACCTCTGATTTGTTACCAAACTCATCAATTGTACGTTGTGACTCAAACCAAATCTCTGCAAATTGGTCATCATCGACGTTTGGCGTAGAAGTAATGATACACTTACCGCCAGTTGATAGTGTTGGAGAGATAGCAGTCCAGAACTCACGCGCAATTTGTGGCGGCACGAATGCAAACTCATCAAGATATACTAATGATAGTGCGAGACCACGACCTGTAGTCGCTGTAGTAGCTTGTGAAAGTATACGCGAGCCATTATCAAACGTTAGCGTCTGTTTGTTGTACTCTGACGCACCAGCACGGATGTGATTGGGGAGATATTCATAGCAATATCGTATCTTCTGCATTATTTCAGAAGCGCCTTCGCGTTTGTGTGCTGCGATCAAGATTGTTGAGTCAGGTTTGAACATTGCGTACCACAATAGATAACCTGCTGCTAGTGTAGTCTTACCTAGTTGACGGCCAATCATAGCGATAGAAGATATATATTCGTTATAAGTTACACATAGTTCCCGCTGATAATCAAACGGCGCAAATTTTATTTTACCTTTGATAGGATGTTGGATGTACATGAAATTTTCCATGAAATACATCGGCCCCGTGATAGGATCAGTACACTTTACTAATTCGTCGGCCATTTCTGGCGTATAACGAACTTTCGCGTGTGCTTTTTTGATTAACTCTGAATCTAACTGTGCCATACTTATATTTAGCGGATAAAAAAGGGGCCGTAGCCCCGTTTTTATGTTATTTCGCTACTTATGCCTTGCGATGTCTACGATATGCAAGCTTCATGCTTTCATAAACGTCATCTTTTTCGACACTACGCATCCTATTAGACATTGGGTTGTCACCTTGGTCGCTTGCAGTTGGACCTAGATCGTCTGCTGGAGATTGATGTGAACCCTTAGGAAAGTAATCTTGTCCGTCAGAGAATGCACGATCATTGTATCCGTTTTGCAAATCAGCTTCATACTGCTCACCTGCTACACGAAAATCAACGTCCTTCACAAAGCCTTGTTGATCTAGTGCAACTAGAACTTGATCGTTTCGTGCTAGCGGAACAAGTACTTCGTCTTGTGGACCAAAATCTAGTTCTGCGCCTAGTACATCAGCCATTACGTAATACGCTTTCTCGTCAGCAATGTTGTATGCAACTAAATCATCTGTAATTGGTGCGCCTGCTGCACTACCTTCTTCAACATCGCCACTTAGCGAGTCTACTGCTTTGTCAGCTAGTGCTGCGCCTGCGCCTCGTGCTACTGCTGCTATGACTGGTGCAATCTCGTCTAGTTCTTCTTTGTCTTCGTCACAAGTTTCTTCCTCGTCACATTCTTCTTCTTCCATGACTTTCTCAAGACCTGCAAGTCTACGTAGATCATTCATTTCATACATACCGTTATACTCCGCTCCTGGCATATCACTTGAACCGCCCAACATCTGTTCGAACTCATCGTCAAAGTCATATGTCTCATAATCTTCATCGTCACCTACATCAATAATACGCTCATCATCGTTTGGTTCTTCATTCATATCGTAACTGTCATCACCATCATCACGAGGTGGTGCATTGAAATCTGTTTGACGATCTAGCTCAGGTTCAACCCTGTCATCACCATAGTAATCGTCTGCATTATAATCTGCTTCTGGATCGCGCTGCGCGCCAATGCTAGCCATGTCTTTGTAAGGAGAGTCTACTTCAGGACCAGGTGCGTCTTTAGGAGCTAGAAGTAAATCTTCACCCACTGCATCTTCCTGATAAAGTTTTGCTAGCTCTCCGCAAGCATCATCGTGTCCACCAGTGACACCGCACTCTGGACAAATTTCATATTCTAGATCACTGAGGTCTGGACGTGGAACGTCTGGACGACCTAGTGCTTTTGCAAGATCATCTTCTTCAAGTGCAGGATCGTATTTGCCTTCTGGACGAACGTTTGGATCATACTGTAGTTCTAGTTGATCGTCTGCCCATTCTCCAGGATAGAGTGTAACAACTCCACCGCTGTAAAGATTGACCATAAATTCTGCTTGTCTTGAACCGCTTTCTCCGTGCGGTGCTTCTGCGTGTATTACTTTACCAGTCTCGCCTGCATATTTGCCGCCTGTAATTTTAACTGACTGCCCTTCCCATGCTTCTGATTCTTCATACGGGCCAGGCCAGGTGCCGTTTTCACCATCTTCACGTACCATGTCAACGTTCTCATCTCCGTGAGTGAATGGACTGCAATCGCCGTCGTCATTCTTTTCATCGTCTTGGTCGCAATCTTCGATAATACCTGCTGCGATTTGCATTTCTCTAATGTCTTTATCCATATCAGTCTCTTCCAATTCTTCTTCGCCATCTTCTGGCTCATTGTCAGCAGAGCCGACTAGTTTTTGTTTGTTATCTTTACGGAACAAATACTTATCTGGTCCGTCTTTCATTGTTGCGTAAGGTTTACTGTCTTCCTCAACTGTGTCCTCTTCTGGACAAGATTCATCTTCTGTATGCACGTATTCTCCACATTTAGGACAATCGTACAGATTCGAAAAGCTGTCTTCGTCTAGCCCCTCAATCTTACGTAGCTTTCCTACGCACCTATCACAAATAGGCACATTGCCGAGTACTGGATGTGGCTCAGTTGTTGTCGCATCGTTTGAGCATCCTGCCCACCATGCGCACTCTTGTTCAGATCCTTGTGCAGGGAAATCTGCTGTTTCTTCAAACGGAACCATTTCGCCTGGGTCTTGCTGTCCTGTGCCAATGTCTAACTTAGCTTTGCCTATTTGATCCATGTGCAAAAGAAAATCCCAACTTATTGTTGCGCCGTTTTCTTCGCTGTACATTTCGCCTGCATTATTTGTAGGTTCAACATATAATGTATCCCCTGCTTTCATGTATAGCTCAGGAATATCAGCAAGTGCGTTAACCTGTATAGGTTGCGCTGGAGATTCATCGCGGAACGGATCACCTTGGGGTGCGTTCCATACATCAGCTTGTTCTGGTTCTGTAGCAAAGTCTTCGCCTAGCTCATCTACGCCTAGATCAACTGCTTTACATGCTGCCATGAACTTATCTTTGTCAAAGCGCGGATTCTGTAGTGCAAACATTTTTGCATGATCTTCCGCTGAAGAAACACGTAGTACAGGATCTTCAATCTTAGAAATTAGATTAGCAACCATGCGAAAATCTTTGCGTGATGCTGCTTCTGTAAGCTCATCAGTGCTTTCGAATACTGCGCCTTCGCCATTGCAACGTTCGCATTCATAACCGAGACCTGGAAACAGGTGATCTGAGCCTGTTAGCCGATCGCCTGTGCCTTCACAATCAGGACACATGTTTGTCTTAGGCTCAAAATCATTACGCGGCTTGTTTCGATTCTTCCATACTTCTGTATCTTTAATGTCTACTTCCAAGCTATCAGGAACAGGCGAGCCGTCAGGCATTCTGTCTGCTTCTTCTATTGCTTGATTGTAAGATTCTACAATCGCCTTTAATTCACGTATGCTAGGCTGATGGACCATCTGTTCCCTTGCCTCCCATGACACTGTAGCCGCCTTGCTCGCCAACGTCTGGTGTTGCAACACTTGTGTTATCAACTGCTGTAGGCTGCATCAACGGGTTTTCAACTTCAACAACTGGACGCTCTTTGCGTTCATCGTCTAGCTCTGCTAGAAACTTATCGTTATAGTCTTTGCCGTAGTCTGTCTTTTCGTCTGCTTCGTATTCTGTGCCTAGTCGTGCAACATAGTCAGCATCTTTGCCTGCTAGTTGCGCAATGCGCTGTTCATTGTATTCATCGCGAGGATCATAGTTGTTATATACTGCAATTTCTTGCTGATTAATAGCTACTTTATCGCTAATGTACATGCGAAGCTCATCGACCGTTACTGGATAACCTAGTACAATCTCAGCTACAAAAACTTTGCTGTTTCGTACATTAGGGAAATCTAGTGGCGACTGCTGAATTGGCGAATCTGTGAACTTGCCGATTGAACGTAGATCAAATTTTGCAAGTGCATCTTCTAGCGCACCTTTCTGGTCTGCTGATAGATCGTTTACTGCAAATTTAATTCGATACGTATATTCCTTCGCGGATTCGGCTAAGTAATAGTCTCGATATTGTGATGTCATTGTAAGAAATTCCTCTGCTTATTTTCTAGTATTTATCAAATACTGAAAATAAACGTCGGGTTATTCCTCTCGTTGAATGTGCAAATGCTTGAGTAGCTCGTTGCGGTCGAATTCTGTACCTTCAGCTAGCGGCGCGTCCCCATCTTCACCTGATAGTCGATCCATTCGCATCTTCTTAAGCTGTAGATCAATCGTTTTAAGCTTGCGATTGATCTTCGCTTCCTTGGCCTCAAGTGAAGTTTTTAGCATTGAAGCAGCAACTTCCATCATGCGACCAGCGTGTGCATCAGCCATGTTCATAGCTAGATCCTTAAGCTCTGCATAAGATTCTAATGCCTCTTGTGCAATCTCATCCATCTCAACATCGTTGTTGTCAAGCTCAGTGACGGTTGTTAGTGCGTGTTCAATTTTTTCAGCGACAGTAAGTGCGTTTAGAATTTTAACTGGGTCGTTTGCTGGTGCAACTTCCACAACTGCTGTTGGTTTGTCTTTTGCAGCTAGTGCCTCTTTGATAGGAGGTAGGTCAAATGTTTCTTCAAGTGATTTTGTCATAGTAATTGTATTTATCACCTAAACAGATGAATAATATCAGTTTTGATTACTTTTTCTTTGCTTTCTTCTTGGCTCGTTTGCCTTTCGGCTTCGGCTTCTTGCCAAACAGTTCACTTTCGTTGATAACTTTGAATCCGAGTCCATGATTTTTGCAAAATACTGCTGCTGCTTGCCACTTTGCCATGTTAACTGCGTAACGTAGCTTGTCGCCTATTGATTTTGATTCACTCAGGTGAGTTTCTTTAGCAGGCTTGACTTCAATTATTTCTTGTTTGCGATTGCCTTTCTTATCTTCGTACACCATCAAGAAATCAGGAACATATACTGATAATTTATGCGTCAACGGGTTCATGTAAGGAATTCTAATTGGTTCGCTTGCCCAACTTACAATGTTAGGATGACGATCACACATGCGCATGAATGTTAGCTCCCAACTACTTCTGTAGCGTGGTGCGCGAGGGCCGGTATACTTATCTGGATTAGCTGGAGCGTAGACGCCGCTTTTGAATTTAGCCATTATGCTATTAAGTAGCGGCTACGTAAACTCTGAGTGTTGTCAATTTCTTCTGAAGCACCGAGTTGGCTACTAATGTCCCTTAGTTGATTGATATACGTGTATGCGGTATTTGATACAAGCGCCATTTCAGTTGTACTTGCTGAGTCTATGAGCGACATAACACCCATGCCTTGCGCTTTTGCTGCATCGACCATCACCATTGCCATTGCTTTAGCAGTAAGCGGTTCAGCACCTAACGCTTGCATGTGAGCTAATGCTGCTTGATAGTCAGCGATTTTTATTGAATCAGGCTCAAGCGTATTTGCTGTACGTTGTTGATCTGCTGGGCGTGTGCGTTCTCCGCCAAGTCCATTTACAACATTGTTTGCAAGTTTGCCGTTGGTTTGTCTCGCAGATACTTCTGCGCCTAAGAACCGAACTAGGCTCGTAGATTGTCTATTAACCGCCATCCGCACCCTCCGGTTCTACTATGCCTGTAACAACTGTATTAACTGCGGCACCAACACCAGCAGCAAAATTATCGCGAGTGCGATTAACCGCGCTACGACCAATTTGATTTGCTGTTGTACGTAGTGCTTGTATAGGGTCAGGATTAAAACTAACTGTGCCGCCAAATATACTTGCTGCTGCTACAGTTCCGATTGCGTTTGGGATCGAGCCAACAACACCACCAATACCATCAGCAACACGCTGAATGTTTTGCTGTCCTATGACACCTGACACAACTGATCCAATCGGGGATGATATAAAATTATTTAGCCATCCGCCTACCCCTGAAAATGCATCAGGAAAGTTTGGCGGGCAAGATGTGTCAGGATACGCAGGTTTGTTATTTCCGCCTAACGCTCTTCCTTTAACTGGTGTGCGAATAGTAATCAGATTTGCTAATTCGTTGAAGTCGCCATAGCGATAGCGGTCTAGCTCGTCTGAATTCAATCTATCATTAATGTTTGCATAGACAACACCTTCATATGCAAAGTCAAATTGCATCTGAACTAAGTCTGACATAGCTTCGTAGTCAAGTGTGTCATGCGAGAATGCTGTTACACGCGGACGGATAATTTCTGTTCGTGAAAATCTGCCGCCGTGTACTTGGAAAATTTCGATGCTGTCAATAAGATATTTGTTATTGCCTACTCGCTTAAGATTGTAGCCGTAGTTATCATTGAAGCGATCTTTTATTACGTCGTTTTCGTATTCACGTAAGTTTCGTTTTGGTGCGTCATTGCCAGAAAATGCGTCAAAGAATGCTGTGAGGAATCCAGGATCACTTTGTCCACTACCTGAGCCTAGTTTCTCAAATGCGTCACCATCTTTAAAGTAATACTCGTAATACATTTCCCACAAACGCAATGTGCGACCTTCTACACTATCATGCATTGTTATGCTGATAGGATTATAGTCTATACGTGATTGAGAAATTCGTTTCTTGTTGTACTGATTGAGTGTTTCTGTTTCAATAGACATAGACGGCATTGTAACTGTCTTGACCATTGTTGAAATCATATCCTTATCGCTTTCTGATAAAAACTTTTGTACAAACCTACGAACATCAGGATTCTGATTGAAGTTGAAGCGTAGGAAAAATTCAAATTTATGCCGAGGAGTTCCGTTACTAAGGTCTGCCTTATTAAACCCGTAGGCGTTAGCGGCATGTCGAGAATCACGCAGGTGTACGTTTTGATCGAATATGCCGCCAAAGATTCCTTCGAAACTCTTGGCCAATGTATTATCCTACTGAGGTGCCGCCAGTGAACCCGTCAAGAATGTTAGGGAATGGATCGCCACCGACTGTTGTACCATCGTTATCGTTTGGTCCGCTTAATAGTGTTGCGTTATCGTAACGTACCGTCATGTTGATACGCATGATTTCGCCACCATTCTCATAGTTGAATTCATTGTTGACAACACTCGTCAAGAAACAACCATCTAGCTGCCAGCTTTCTAGTTCTTCGCCATTAGTTCCATCCAATGTGTGAACCTGCATACCAAACTTATAGTTTGTTCCTGCAACTGGGCCAATTTGCTCAAAGTGGTTAAGTTGACGCTGCACTTGTGAGTGAACCGCCGAAGTCGTAGCATTAGTGATGTCATCTCTCAAGACTACATCAATCGTCTGCCATTCATGCTTGCCCATTGCGTATGCAATTGAGTTGTAAGAATGTACAGGAACTTCTGTGTAAGTTAGTCCTGGGCGTTGAACAGATACAACATTTGCTGTCAATTCACGTAGATTGTTGTTGGTGCCGAAGTTTTGGAAGATAATACGGAAGCGATACATCAGCTTAGGCTGAAGCATTCCTAACTTATTACCGTCTACTGGGACGCCAAATTTACTTAAATCTGCCATTTATAATGTTCTCCTCTGAACAAGTTGATACACTTATTTATCACTTTCGTTGATTTTATTTTCCGCATCCAAAAAAATACGCCGCGAACGGCGTATTTTCTCATGTGGATCCCTTCTCGTTATAGGTTCAAATCTGCACCCGTATTCTGAATACGAATTGGGATGTAGATGAATTCAATAGATTTCACTGGCTGTACAGCTATATCAATCCAAAGTTCGTTTCGATCAATACGTGCTGGAGTGTTGTTGCTTTCGTCAACTACAACCAAGAAGTCTTGTAGACCACGTAGCGTTATTAGCTCTGCTAGGAATGCGTCAAACGCTTCCTTGACTGCATCGCGTGTTACTCGATCATTTGGCTCAAACAAGAACGGTTGTCCTAGAAGATCCGCTTGATAACGAATGTGATTGATTAGGCGTGCTACGTTAACACGATCTAACGCTGAAGCTGTACCTTGTCGTGTCTTCTGACCGTATACAACTAGACCTCTGTTAGGAATACTTGCAATTGGGTTGACATTGTTAAGCTGTAGCGTGTCACGTTGACCTTGATTCAGAGAACTAGCTACAAATTCGTCTGAGCTATTTAGATAGCCGACTGACGTAGCGTTGTTTACTGTGCCGCGTGTGAATCCTGCGGGTGCGAACCAAGGATAAGAGACTTGATCGTTAAATGCCATTGTGCGTAGAAGCATGTGACTTGCCGGTACAACTACTTCGCTGCCATCTACGTTAGTAGACAGGCCGCTTGGGTAGTAAACACCTAGATTTGAGTCTGCACTTACAAGACCGTCTGCGCCGTTGCCTGCTGCGCCTGCACTGTTAGAACTCCATGCTTGAAGACTTGTTGTGCTGTCACTCAAGTTGAATGGTGAATCACCTAGTACAAATGCTTGCTCTTTACGATCAAAGTTTAGAGTTAGTAGTTCGTCAATTAGCTCTGGGAAACCAGGAGCAGATAGCAAGTTGTAGAAAATTGTGTCATCACGTACTTCTTCGTTGCTAATAATTACTGATGAAATTGCATCTGCAACAACTTTACGTTGTGCGTCTGCACCTGCAATCAAGCTACCGTCTACTGCGTTACCGCTTGCGCTAACCCAACGATCAACTGCAACAGTACCTGCTGCATCACTGAATGTTGCATTTAGTGTCCATTGCTTAACGTTACGACCGCTATAGCGAGTGTTGAACAATAATGTTCCCACAGGATATAGAAGTGGGTCAACAACATCAAAATCTAAGTCGGGATCGCCAGCGGCGCCCCCGTTATTGATACCTGCTTGCGGAGCACCTGGAGTCAATGCTACTGGTCTTGCATCTGCAAAAACAATACCTAATGCAGTTGTTTGGTCAGTGTTATCAACTAACACCCAATCAGTATCACCTGCATTACGCCTCCAAAGTACAGGATAGCTACCTGATGCATCTGTATCGAGCCACAAGTCATTTGCTGCGGTCGATGTTGGCGCTAATGTAGCGATAGTTAGTATTTCACTGTAGTCATCCCAAATATTTTGGTTAGTACCGTTAAGCTTATTCTCTAGAATATCAACTGTAAAGCTTGGGTCATACCAATATGTACCGTCTGCTACTGCGCCGACTGGCTGTGTTGTGTCTTGCTCAATCAGTGTGGTTGGAGCAAAGTTAGACGTTGTACCTGCTACTAAACCAGTGTTTCCAAAATCAGCTAAAAAGTCTGCAAGGATAATGTCACGGCCATCTGTTGTTGTTAGAGTTAGTTCATCTAATGATGTCTTACTTACAGAAATATTCTCTGCTATTATAACAGCAAGGCTGTTCAGTTCAATAATTAGCGCATCAACGTCTGAATATGGGCTATTTGTGTTCAAGTCTGCTGATGCTACTGAACCGTTAATAGTAAACGTTGAGCCTACACCGTAAGTAAACGTTGCTGCCGTACCGCCTGTCACTGACGTTGACGTTGCGCCGTTATGAACTTCCAATGAAACGTTTGCTTGCGAGCCAACCTGTGGCGTGTGTGGCAATGTATCTGAACCGATGAAAGAATCTGTGCTATCAACGAAACCGACAACTGTGCCTGCTGCTACGTTATTTGAACCACCTACTTCATTATAATATGATGCGTGATTGTTATTCATCGGTACTGTGCCGTCGCTCACAAATTGTCCTAGCGACGAATCGTAGTGACTTAGATCAACACTTAGACCGTTGTTTGGTGTAGATGATTTGAGCCAATATGAACTAGAGTCGGGGTCTGTTGAGTTATCACTCTGTTTCACAGGAATGAAGTTGTGCGGAGCCCATTGAAAATCGTTTGTGCCAACGCCGAGCCAAGCAGATCCGCCAATTACTTCCCAAATTGTGTTATCGAGTTTTCTTTGCATATATTGGAAGTTGCCTACTTCGTCAAAATTAACAATAGTATCTCCTGCTTGATAACCACTTGAAGGTTCTGCAACTTCTCCAAGTAATGCAGTTGTGAATACGTGAGAAACATTTACTGCATTCCAGACACCTGCGCTAACCCACCTGAACAAACCAGGAATAAAGTTGCCTGTGTTGTTCCAGTATGTTGCATCTGCTGGTGCTGATGTTGGCGCTATGCTAGCAGGATCAAGCTCTCCTAGATCAAGGTCTGCACGAATTACGTATGCACGATTAGCTGCACCCAAGTAAGAGTATGCTGCTAGTAGGCCAAACTCGTTAAGAGGATAACCATGTTGTGCTGTTCCGCCAATCTCGTTGAAATCTGGATCGCCGAATGTTTGTAGAAGCTCACGTTGGCTGCTGACTAGGTACAACTGTTCTGCTGTTGCAGTTGTTGTTCCAGGTGCAGTTGCAGTACCATCTGGGGTAAGCTTATCTTGTTTTGTTGCAATGAAAATTAGAGGTACTGTACCAGGACCCGATGAACTAAAGAAGCTCTCGTCTGTTACAGTTACCTGAACTCCAGGTGACACTAAAACCATTTTAATCTCCTCATAAGTATAAATATTAACTAAATATAGGTTCTTTCTATATTGATATTTATCCGAATGAGTAATAAATGAGTGATTTAAGAAAAGAAAAACGAACGCTATCTGATCTACCTGGCTTGGTAAAGGTGCATACTGTCAAAGTTGGTGTGCATAAGCGTAAACTGCGCACAAAAGAGCATAATGAAGCGATTAGTGATGCTAAGAAAAAGTATTACGCCTCAGAAGAAGGAATCGAGGAGCGTAGAGTGCGGTCGGAAAGAATGAAGAAGTTTTGGGCTAGCCCCGAAGGTCAAGCTCGTCGTAATAAATTCAAAAAGACTTAAAAGTTGTGCTTGTTGTTTAGTAACGTAACCATACCGTACAATTCTTCAAGTGTACCGTTATTATGAATTAACTCGTCCGGTGTTTCGTTCGCCCATGCCCATTCGCTTGCATGGATTTTGTAGTGGTCATTCATTGCTTTGATTGCAACTTCGCCGCCGCTTGCAGCGCCTTTAGCTATCGGCCACCACTCAGGTTCTTCGCCACGATCAACTTGAATAATGCGACCGCTAGCTTCCCGTATTGCTTTAACCTCATTCGGAAAACGACAATCACTGATAACAACGTTCTCGTCAGCACTATAACGAGCCATTGTACTTAACATCCAAATATCTGTATGGAAACTATCACGAAATACATCTGTGCCTATCAATTGAAGTGCTAGACGAGGAGTGAAGTTTGGAATTCCTAACTTTTCAGACCACCAAGGATCTACTTGCTCTCTTGCTGCTCTGCTCTCTGGCGTACTGCCTGATAACATTTCGCGATCCCAATTGAATAGTATCGCAGTCATATCTTTTAATGTAGAAGCGTAGCTGTCTTGCCGAAAACCGTATGTCTCGACAAGTTCTCTAGCAACAGTATCTTTGCCAGAGTTCATCCGACCGAGTAATCCTATGAGCATTTAGCTACTCCTAGAAGCCGAAATAGTGGTTGTCCAGCCTCAGTACGCCCGATGCGTTTCGCGTCTTTAGGCAGGTGTTTATACTGCATAATGTGGAGAGCTTTTTTACCGTTTGTTAGTTTTTGTTCTGCGGCAATAAATTTATTTGGGTTCATGTCCTGTCCTTTGTTACTATTAGGACATTATATCAGGATAACGCGGAGGTGTCAAGCGTAGATTAATTTTTCTACTGTTTCTACGCCAGAATCAATTTGCTGACGAATTTCTTTGACTTTTGCGATTGCTTGAGGAGTTTCTGCTTTGTCAAATTTCTTAGCAACCTTTGCCGCGTCTGTTTTTGCTTTGAAGTGCGCCATAAATGTGGAGATAAGATCAGGATACGATTTAATATCAACTAAATTGTATTTGCCGTACATATCATTCAGTTTGAAACTCTTTCCTAATCCTCGAATGACACTTACCAGTGAAGACATTTTAATATCGTCTTTGATAAGGCCAGGATTTGCTTTTAGCTCAGGATCAATTTGAATTGCACCGATTGGAGTGTCGGGGTATGTGCGCTGATATAGTTCACGCAGAATATCCATTCCAAAGTTTTCAATGTCTAAGGACAAAGTCTCAACTGAATCAACTTTCCGATTCTTTTGAAAATTTACAGGCGAACCGTCTTTGATTTTCATTTGTGCGCCAGCTAGCTGTATGCTCATGTTTATGACTTCACCAAAACTAGAATACAAGCTGCCATATACAAGACCTTTCACGCCGCGCTCTGGTGTCGTGCGATAACGCGCCCAATCAGCTTCTTTTTCGATTGCCCAAATGAAATCTACTTGTACGAAAACTGGCGTGCCGATGATAAAGATTACGTGGCCGCGAATTTCTTTGCCTTCATCGTATATGTAATCAGGTTTTGTAGTCTTAATAAAATTATTCATATGCTTGTTATAAAAAGCAGTAAGCTGATTCGTAGTCATGTCTTTTTGTTCTTTTGCGATCATTTGTAGATCAATGTCGCCGTAAACTTTGTCTTCATCGTCTACGTCATAGTATGCTGAGGAGCCCGTAGGATTTCCCATTTTGACGGGAAGTTCACCTTGTACTGCTAGATATTTGTTGAAATCATCTGTGAATATTTTAACTTGCTGCAATGCTGCGCGAGTTATTTCTGGAGTGATTTTTGTGCTTTGTGTAGCAACCGATTCCCAGCCGCCTTCAAAAAGTTCATGCGCTCTCATTAGTCTTTTATAAAGTCATCAAAATCCAATGCTTTATGTACTCCAGTAATGTCCTTAAGTCCTTCTTCACATTCGATGCAGCCTTCTCCACCACAACGTTGACAAATTTCATATTCGCCCGTTGGGGTTTCATCGTCTTCTGTTTCGTCAACAACCGAAAGGTGATACGGCGGAAGTTTCATATCACGATTAATTTCATCTGCTTCCTCAGGAGAGATAGTGCCTTGATCGTGCATGAAATCTTCTAAGTCACTTTCATCGTAGATATATCCATCAACGCGATCACCGAGTAGTTCATCTATACGAGCAAGAATATATAGGCGTCGAGCATCTGCGTTTCTGTCATCCATTACAAACGCATTCATTTCGTCCATCTTGTCTTCGCCAGACTGTAGCAAATTAGTAAATTCTACTTCCTTTGCTACTGCTGGATGTTGTGTAACTACTTCATTTATTTTCATGCTGTTGCGATTTCTTCCTCTACTGGAGCAACAAGTTCAACGTTGCGAAGCTGCAATACTTTTGCAATCTTCGATTTGTTCTTCGGCGCATTGCCAGAGAAATACATTTTGATTAATTCCTCAGACGATACCGTGTGCGCTGATGTGCTGCTCTTTCTGTTTCCTAGCTTGTACTTGTAAGTACGTGCTATTCCTTTACCGTATCTTCCTGCTCTGAATTTTGCTTTTGGCATTTTCCTATTCCTGTGTGTTGGTTAGTATTACGCATTATAGTGCGTATGTTTCCAAAAGTCAAGATTTCTTTTTCCTGTTTGTTAGTAGACTATCTTTATTGTCGCCGATTTTCATACCGTGTTTGCTGTGACAATCATCTATGTCACCTACGATTTCTACCTCGTAGCGATCACGAACTTTTTTAAGTGCTGATCGTACATCATATTCTTTGCCCGCTTTTCCTTTGTTAGCATCTAAGAATTTTTTCTCAGCTTCTCCTGGATCATGCGCGACAGTAATAGGCACGTGAGGTCTTGCTTCAACCATAAGTTCATTGAGTCTCATTATCCGATCCTAAACGGCATGCCGTCTCTGCTTACTACGAAGTTCTGCAACTCCATTTCTAGTCTTTCTAAGTCTGTGTTTGCATCTGCTTTTATTTGTTCGCCGTTAAGCAATACAGATCCACCTGGGCCTGGGAGACCACCTGGGAATTTACCGCGAGCTTCACCTAGCATCTGTTTACACTTTGCTAGAGCATAGTCACGAATCCACGGACCCGTGTACGCATCAGAGAGAATTAGCTCCTCAGGTTTAATCATCCAAACCTTACACATCACATCTTCCTCTGTTGTTGGACGACGGATTAGCTCTAGCTCATGTGTAGATGGACGCCAGATAAAGTTGATTTCTGAACCGAACACTCGTCCGATTGTTTCTTGATATTGTGCGAAGAAATCCCATGTAGCCAAACCACCTGTTCGACCTGCTTGAAGTAGATAGATATTGGAGAATGCAGCTTCGAACGGATCAAAGTTTGTACCACCAGTGCTGTTAGCACCTACACCTCTACGATAAAGTTTTTCAACTTCTTGTACTTCCTCAGGCAGGGTGTACTTGTTTTGATCTGGTTGCATCGTGAGAAATACGTGTGATTCCTCTACACCACCTGTTGTACGTTGACGAACACGCTCAATTGCTATCTTGATACCAAGTTCCATGTGTTCTTCATCAAGTTCAACCTCGACCATTTGATCGCCCAGCAATAGCTGAATCTCTTTCTTTAGCGTATGACGATATGTTTGGGTAGCTGACATGCAAAAATCCTCTGTAATATACAGAGTATTTATCAGCTTTTAAGTATTACTTGCGCTTTCTCTTAGGCTCGCGTTTACGATCTACACGATTTTCACGCTGTTCGTTGTTAACTGCACGATTTTCACGCTGTCTAGTCGGTGTAACTCTTGTTGGTTCGCGGCGAGGTGGGGTACTTCGCGGCTCAGTTCGCACTCGTGGCTCATTACGTACTTGTGGCTCAATTCGCACTCGTGGTTCAGTTCGCACTCGTGGTTCAGTTCGCACTCGTGGCTGTACATAGGCTTGCGTGTTATTACGATTTTGTGTATGATTATCGCGACTATCACGATGTCTCTGATTATTACGAGGTCGGTAATTATGTTCGCAATATGAGGCATGAACATGTACATGCTGCACAACTACGGGACGAGTGAAATGTCTGTGGTAAGAATAATGCTGCGGGGCGTAATAATATCTATGTCCGTGAGAACCGTATACTGCCCAGCCATTATAATAGCTGCCGCTGTAGTAACCTAGCGTATAACTGATGTGGCCGACTGGTCGAACGTACGGGCCATAATTATGACCGTTGTGATAGTCCACTGCAACGAATTCCATTGACTCGCAACCTGCGAGAATAAATAGTGCTGTCAGTATGAATAAAATACGCATAAACAATCTCCTTCTTGCTAATTATTTATCGTATTATAACATTCTCAAACTGAATGTCACCTTAATATCAGTGGTTTTTAGAAATTAATTTCCTGCTGCGGCGGCAGCGGCAATTTCGTGCGAGCAATTAGCATAATGCTCATGTTTATGGATCGTAGCGCCGAATTTGCCAACTACGTAGTAACCTACGTAATTATGGTCATCATTGTATCCAAGCTTGTGCTTGGAATTTGCAGTCTCATGGAAATTGACTGTGTACTTTTTCTCTCGGATAACTTCGCCAAGAGATTCACACCCGCTCAGTGTACCTAGTGCTATGATTGCGAATAAAATTCTCATAATAGCCTCCTTAGTAATATTTATCCCTGATCTTTCCATTTATGTATAGAAAAATTAGAAATATCCTTCTTTGCTACTCGTCCGCGCTCCTCGAAAAAACAATATCCGCTCTTTGAATCTACAAACTTATCGACAAACACATCGCCATTCTTCAATTTGATGCGAACACGCTTGCCTTTTGTTGTGCCTGAATGAGTACTCATAGGCCGCGAATGTAATCCTCTACCTGACTCGGCGTAATGTGAAAGTTTCCCTTGTGTTGGTCATGCTCGATCACATGCCATTCCTCACCAGTAACCTCGTGCATTCCTGGGGCTGCAATTTTCTTACCTTTGTGACGAATAACAACATGTGAGCGTCCTACGCGATATTGATATTCTTCGCCGTCTACGATTAATTTACGATGGCTCATTTTAATACTCCGCTACTGTCCAACCTGAGGGGCCGCCACTTGTAACACCAGCTAACGGAAAGTGCTTTGCGATAACGTCTACAGAGTAATTTCGTACTGACCCTACGTTATCGTACCACGATTTCGTCATGCTAACTGTATCGGGCGGACTGATCGTGAAATAGATTTTAACACCAGTCGCAAGTTTGCGACGAACAACTTTACAGTTTAAGCCTGCTCCAGCTAAGTCATGTTGAATTTCGTTGACTGCTGCTGGCTTGTCTAAGTAGCCTGATAGCTTATCTTTAAAATCTTCAGGAGAATATTTCATGCATCACCTTTGTACTTGTATGTAAGTGTGCTGTAATCTTCATACACACGTTCAATATTTTCAAAAAAACATTCGATCAATCTGCCGCTTTCTACTTTGTACATACCGACAGTCTTAACGTACACAAATTTCTTGCCTTTGACTGTTCGTGAAGTGACAGTTATTTCAGCGTGAGGGAACCGTCGCATAAACTCAGCTTCAAGATGGCAGACAGTATCCTCATATGTCATAGTACTACTATTTATCCTATTTCACTACCTTCAAAATTACGACGTTAGCGTTGATTCGACCTTTCAGTTTCGTATCAACAGCTTTAATGTCTGACAAGAATGTACGCAGCTTGACCTTACCACTGCCCATAAACTCTTTCAATTGCTTCTCAGGCTTACGTAGCGTCTTCTGTATACTTGACGTTGCAAAGTCCTTGATGCTAGCACCCTTCACAGTCAATCCTGCTGCGTCTTGTGCGATGTACTTGCCAAGCTTGCGATACTTCGTGTTGTATACCCAAACTTCGCTTGCGCCGATGATTCCCGCAGGGCTCACACTCGCAACACCTGTCGCATCGTGACGTTCACAGTACTTGAGTTTCGCAACTAGCTTCGCTGTAGACGGCGCTTTCTTTGCGCGTGTCTTGCGCTGTGCTTTCGCAACTGTCGCAATCATGTCTGCTGACGTAACGATCTTGTTAAGCAGTTTGACTGCACGGAGTGCGGAACTCTTTTGTACGTTCTTATAACCTTCGACAAGATCCTTGTCCTTGCCTGCGACAACCTCTTGCAGCATTACAAGCTCTGGCTCGTAAAAATTCTTGATCCAACGTGCTTGACCAGCTTTGAAGTTCGCAAGTTGCATCTGTTTAGCAGGATCCATTTCATTCGTAACTGCTTTGATCTTGCCGCCGATCAAATCGTCAAGCCACGCATCGAATACTGCACCAACAGTCTCGGCCTGAATACGCATTCGATCTTGTACAGTCAAAACAGGACCGCTGTTTTCTTCTTTTGCTTTGATTTTTGCAGCGGCTTTACGTGCTGTTCTCTCAACTTTTGCTTTTTGGAAAAGCTCGTCAAGCATACGTGCAAAACCTGCATCCATTTCCTCAGTCAGTTCACCGCCATGATTCAAAATCAGTGCGTACTTTCCGAACATAGCTAATTCTTTGTCTGTCAAGACATTCAGAAGCTTGAAATCAAGCTTGCTTTTCTTAGCGTATTCAATTGCAGCTTTCTTGAGACCTTTGTCAGTCATTTCGTACTGTGCATAATGCAGCGCCTGCCAAACCATATGTCCATGATTCTTGTGAGTCCGCTGAATGATGCTCATATCAGGAATGTCTACAATGTATTTACTTTTCCGCTTTTTGGCCTTCGCCATGTTCTTCTCCAGTCAATGGATGTATTTAGTATAGCACGATTCTACAAGCTTTGCAATTCCTTAAGATGCTTGAGAATCAGTGCTTTAGCGTCTTGTTGATATTTTTCCAGTTCTGCGAAAACATACTCAAGATGCTGCTCGACCTCTTCGCCACTCAACACTTCGTTTGATGTGAACCGAATAGCTTTGAATATATCTGAATACGTCTTAGATACGATTGTTCTGATTGGCGTTTGCAGCCCTTCATTGAATCGCTTTGCAGCATCGTGTCCTTGATGCTTGAGTCCAGCTTTGAATGTTATTCTGCGAATCTTCTCCTCAAACGGATGACCGTCGATGTAATCGCGCTTCGGAACAATAGCTTTCTTTTCCTTTTCGAACCTACGTCCAATCTTTTCGTAGTAGTCATCCATGCTTAATCCTCGTCCTGCATTTCTGTAATCTGTACTTTTGGACGCGCTGCACGTACATCTGCAATCATTTGCTCAGGCGTGCTACGTGTAAGAGGGGATGCGATGCCGCAATGCGCTGCTTTGCCGCTGCAAACTGCTGTGCCCCAGCCTGTCGTGAGAAACGTTCCGTCATTCTTAATGAACGTCCAACCTTTAGCTGTATTGCGCGCAGTATACACGCCGACGAAACCGTCACCGTTTACGCTGATTCTCATGTTAGTCCAGAATCACTACGTTCGTGTGCATGATCTTATGCATTCTGTTAGTCTCTCGACCATACAAGAAAATCTTGCCGTCCTCTACTTTAGCAACTGTTCGAACTTCAACACTTGAAGGCCAAACACCGATAGCAACATCTTGATCTGCTTCAACTTGAAATCCACGTAAATCTGTGATTATTTTGTTAGCCATTAGTTCCATCCTCGTTGTTCTTTGACCATATCTGCGAGTTCTTCGACTGTATGATCGTCTATGAATTGTTTACGCTCTACTGCTGCACTAGCGAAATGTTCAAACAAAACAATCAAGTTCTGCTTACTGACTACATCATTTACGTATTGATTTATGCAATCTCTGACTTGATACGCAGGAACATCAAAGTGATCTAGACCGTTCCGTATCCGAACAGGTTCCCAATCATTTATGAGAATCGTTGCGATTTGCTGCGGCGGAACGTCAGTCTCGTAAACACTTTTCATATGTTTACGTTTTTCTTCGGAAGCAAAAATCCATTCCAAATTCTCTTTATCGAGTTCGCCGTGTTGATAGGCGAGTGCAATATCAGATAATGTGGGTGTCTCTTTAGTCATTAGTTTCTCCGCCTTTAGCAAGATAGTCCATCATTTCTTGTCCGTAGACGTACTTGTGTTTAGCGTAGCTAACATCATCAATTATTTCACCTTCTTCATCTACAGCACCGTCCTTGATAATAACAGGAAAATATGAGTATGAAGGATCTATCGCTTCCTCGTATTCTTTTTCATCAATGTGCGCATAGATTGATACGTAATCAGACATTTCAGTCCTCAACTAACGTCAATTCTTCTGCATCAACCTCTTCGGCCAATTCTTCAAGAGTCCGATAGACTTGTTCATCTGTGTCGAGGAAAGGCACTGACATCGTAATTTCAGTACCTGTCAGCGTAGCACCGAAGTCAATGTCATTTTCATCTTCAACTTCGTACTCGTACTCGCGTTCAGAGATAACACAGCCTTCCTGTGTTACCGCGCTAATGACTTGCAACGTCGTAGTTGACTCGTCCTCAGCGTAATCTTTCACTTTTGTAACTTTCATGCTAAATCCTCTTAGCCACCGCGAACGACTGAACCCCAGCCGACGTAAAATTCTTCAAATGTTTCGGTGTCTGAATTAAAATCAACACCGTCAGCCCGCATCAAGTAAATCACAAATCCAGTGATAAGTAATTGCTCCAATATCACGGGCGGATACGTAGTGATTAGCGCCATCAGATCATCGTGAGATTTCCAAAGTTTGCTTTCGTCAGCCGTGCCATGCAAGCCACCGCTTATCAATTTCCGCATTTCGGTTATTTCGTTTTGCTCTGCATCCGTCTTCGGATTAGCGTCAAAATCGCGACGTACATCATTGGCAGATACACCCTTGCCATGATTGGCCATATCCTCTTCCAAGAAGTGTTGGTAAGAAGGAACTTTTGAATGATCTAACAAAGTTCGAAGCAAATTGTCTGTTGCTTCCTCTGAATGATCGTCGCCTTCACGAAAATCAGTGAAGGCTTCGATCATGTGCTGTACGTTGTCTTTAGAAGTATTCATGCTTACGCTCTCAGGCTAGCAGGAAGCTGGCTAACAGGGAACTTGTAACGACGACCGTTTGCTGTCTCGCCCTGAATGGGATACTTCTTAGCGCGGGTGTTGATTCCCGTGATCGTGAATTGCTTACGATTCGATGTGAATTTCTGACCGAATGCATCTTTCTTCACACCGACGAACATAGCATTTCGTTCGAAGTTAACCTGAGCAGGATCTACTGAGTTGCCACAGCGATCATTAGTTGCTACTGCTTCAAGCTTGCCGCGGAAGTTCACGCCTGTTTCATACGTGATGCGGCCAAAATTGAATTTGATATTGTGCTTGGCTTCAACTGCTGCTAAAGCTTTGTCAATATCTCTGCGAATGCTTGGGATGCTTGCTTTTGTGATCGACATGATTTCTTCCTATTTCCTAATTGTTAAGTAAATTATACAGAAGTGGAAGAGGAAAGTCAAATCTTTAATCCTAAGGATTTCAATAACTTAGAATTTATTTCCACAGCTAAGTCGTTGATTTTATTGGGGTTCGCTGTAATACAATCAATAACTTACGTTTTAATTGGATGCGAGGCAGGTCAGTGTACATGCGAGTCAATAACGGATCTTTTCCGCTTCTTTAGTGTCAGAAACCTCAATGAAATCAAGCGGTTGCAGAGGGGTCAAAAATTATAACGCCGTCTGTGAGCGCCTCTAAGCTCTCACCAACCATTCTTTGATGCGTACACCTGTACTTGATTTCTGACTTCGTTAGCGGGCTTTCTGTGCGTTATGCTGGCGCGATAGAAGAATCGCCATCCTGGGGTAGCTGTCGGGGAGGCTCTGTGAATAGCTTCCTGATTGAATTGCACAATCTCGCCTGGTTCTATGAATCCCGTCTGAGGTTTGATTTCGTTGATTTGCTTGTCTACACTTCCCCACACGTTTGCGAGATCCACGTCCAACTCAATTTCCTTAGAGACAAATTCTGTCGCTGAGACTGTTGAGTCCTGATCGGAGAGCAAAACCATGAAATGCTGCACAAACGGATTGACGCCATGAAGCACAGGCTGACCTGTTGTTTTGCTTCGAGGAATATCATCGCCGTGCCATCCTGGGATCGAGGGGTACATTCCTTCCATGGTCATTGTTACTCTCGTATCAATAACTACATTATATTCCTCAGGTGCAAAATGTATCAGCGTAGTAAACTCTCGTTTCTTCCATAACAGCCGCGTGATTTCGCGTGTAAGCGCACCGCCATTGCTATGCGCAAAGTCAGGGCAACCTGAATATATCATCGGCTCATTTTTGACCGTGTTCGTATTCCGTGTAGGCTCGATATGCTCTACAGTCTTGAGATTTGGCGTGAACGTGTATTTCATGTCGTTCTCTTATTCAGCTTCTACTCTTTTGATCGAATACATTACGTATCGAAGATCACCGCTTGTCCAATTTCCTTGACGAGTTGCTGTCCACTTGATGTCGCCTTTGTAATCTGCTTCTGCATACTCGCGAGCACCTTGCGGCTCTAAAAATATTTTCCGTTTTGTCACAGTAGGACTTGTTCCCATCGCACCTAACGTAGTCATGTCTTCGATAATTAATTCATACAATGTCATGCTATTCTCCTAAGAATGGGACGATGCTGCGTGAGCACCGTCCCGTTCAGTTTAAGCAGTTTCGACTTCAGTTGCCTCTACTGCGATTCGTTCTGCAGGAATCCGCGCATTGCTACGCACCTCTGCAAATGTCATATCGCGAACGAGAACACCATTGTCGTAAACTGTCTCAAGCATTGGCGTATAACCTGCGGACATCATTGCTGCAACCTCTTCGACGCGGACTGTCTTATAGTCTTTGCCGTTGTACACCAATTCCAACCGACCAGCCATTGATTTCTTGAAGCTTGAGCTAATTGGTTCCCAGGTTGTTGGGTTATAAATAGTAGGATCTTTGTAAATGTCGATCCAAACACCATCTGTGTATCGTGCGCAAGCTTTCATTGCAAACTTCAGGGTGTCTCTGTTGTTCTTCTGTAACAGACCACCACCCATTCCGAATGCGATGTTGCTAATGCTCCAATTGTCCTCAATAAGCAAGTCAACAATCTGCCTAACATCTTCGATGTCGATGCCGTCACCTTGAATTACGCGAACTCCGTCAAGAACCTTGTAGCCCTTGCCATTGTACGTGAAACCAAAGACTCTTGCAAGACGCTTGACTAGTTCTACAGGAGTCAAAACTGGATCGCCGCTATCTGGACGAATCACCCACGTAGCGCCTGATTTACGTAGACGATCTTTGAACTGCGGCGTAATGTTATCGACAAAATTCTTAATGTCGTAACTGTCTGCTACTGTTGCGAAGATCGCGCCTGGTTTTGCAAACTTGTCAAACATTTGCGCGATGAATTCTGGTTCACCATCGCGGCCAAATGCTGTAGTCGTGCTATGCTCTGTAGCAGGAATGCTGAATCCAGACATTTCCTCGTGATAGCCGATGTTAGCAGCCATGATGCCTACTGTCGTATCACTTCCTAAGAAGTTTACAAGGTGCGCTGCGCCGTTAAACGCTGCACTCTCCATGCTTGACACGCCGCGAGAACCGAAGTCGTGTAACTTGAATCCGATTTCTGCATCTGCATCGTCAGCCGATTTCAACAGACCGTCATAAATGATCTTCTTAATGTGATAGGACGTTGTCGCTACCGTAGTAGGCGCCCATACTCGCATAATCAGCGTTTCCATGTAGGTTGTTAGCGCAATGATACGCTCGTCTGCTACTGCTGATTCAACCGTTGCAAGTAATTGCTTGGTTGGGATCACTGTGCCCTCAGGAATTGCTCTGATCGTGAGGGGCATGTAGCCGTCGTAATCATCAACTACTGCGCGAAGTGCAACTTCTAGCTCGTCAATTTCAGTGCCGAACAGATGCGCTCTCTGAAATGCAATGATGTTATCAACTTGTTTGTGTGTTAGCTGTCGAAGCAAATGCTCCTTGATAACTAACTGCAAACCGAACCATTGTACTTCATCGAATTGTTCGCTGCCTCTGCTAAAAATGTGACTCATCAGCCGCTCAGTTCCCGCAGGATACTGTGCTGGGTGTGAGAATTTGTAGCTGTCTGTGTCACCAGCAGCGCCATATGTTTCTCTAATTTCTTGTATAATGCTCATTGTAATCTCCTTACAATTATGCCCGCTCCACTGCAGGACTTAGTGTTTCACGAACGGGCCACCTTCAGCTAATCCGTGTTTGTTAAATGTAGCATCGTCAAATATGCCTTCAGTCTTTGCTACTGTTGCTGCTTTGCGCAACACCGCCAAATACGGTTTAGCGTGTTCGACTCCGTGTAGTGAGCGATGAATGCGCTCCTCGTATGCTACTTTGCTGATAAATTCTAAGTTACTCATTTTCATTTCTCCTCCGATACCCACAGGGTATTCTCTGGTAATCCTTTTAACTTTCGATTGAATAAAATCTTTTGTGCTACTTCTTTGTCTTTGTATACATCATCTGGATGCAAGTCAAGAATCATCGGAACTTCGTGTCCGTTAATCACTTTCATTTTATCATACAAATGAAGTCTCAAAAATTCTCTGTACACTCTGCTCTGCGCTCTTACGTATGACTTATGAACTGTGCCGTTGAAGATTGCATATACTTTAGTGTCAATTGGGAATTTCATTGGGAAGTTCATGCCATAGCTCATGCTGCACCTCTCAGTTGCGGATAGCGCAAACGTCGCTTGAATATTTCCTTTTTTGCTTCTTCTTTTGTGCAGAAAATGTCTTCGTCGTTATAAGGAACTTCTTTTGCTTGAATTCCTGCTGTGCGGAAATAAATCATATGCCCGTTGCCCCAGCGAGTGTAGAACCCCTGTGCTGTAGTCTTGTCACCGAGTACGCCTGATAGAACGTTCTGCGTTCGATGAATTACGTATACTGTCTGTCCTGTTTTCATTATCTATGTCTCTTATGTCCTGTGATCCAATGCCGATCACCTCTTACATCTTCTGCTGGCTGTTTGCTTTTTTCTGTTTTCTTTAAATTTCTGATGAATAGTGCTTTCGTTGCTTCCTCTTCGTCAGTAAAAACATCCTTCTTGCTAACTTTGACTGGTGCTGAGTCACAATGCGGAGTACGTAAATGATAGCCAGTGACCATGCCTCTGTATGAAATCACTGATCGTATTTCAGCTATTTCAACATCGCCAGTTGAGATTACAAATACTTTGTCACCGTAGTTCATTATCTTAGTCCGTCAACCTTGCTGACATTGTTTGGATGATTGATTTGTGATCTTCGAAAAGTATGCTCCCCATTGCGTCAACGATGTCCAGCGGGAACCAACGTGCTTCCTGTGCGTCATCCGAACCTTTCACTTTGGGTAGTTTGTTTTGATCTTCAAGATCAATCAAGAATGCGTTTGTGATCGTGCGGCCACGAAGACTTCTGTTCGGAGCATCGAAAACTTCGAAAGACTTGATGCTACCTTTGAGTACTGGGACTGGCACTTTCAATTTAGTTTCTTCGCGCAGTTCGCGAATCATGCCGTCTTCTAAACGTTCGTGCTGATTCAAGAACCCGCCTGGGAGTGCCCAAAGACCTTTTCCAGGTGCGACACGCCTTTTAACAAGTAATACGTGTCCACTCTGTACAACAACTGCGTCAGTCGTTACGAATGTGACATTGTACGGAACAGGCTGTCCTAGTTCCCAAATTTTGTGATAACGTTCGACGTATTCCTGTTCTTCAACGAGAACCTTATAGTTAAGTGTTTTTGAAAACTTGTCGAGAAATGCGAGTACTTCTGGCGGAACATCTGCTACAACATCTTCAAACTCACCTGCGAAATAATGATCGCGGATTATGGATGCGTCGAGAATTTTTCCAGCTTCCTCGCAGTAAGTACGTTCAATGCCGTCTGCATCTATTCTAACTTCGCGAATCCGATGACCGATGTCAACGAAGTCCCAAGTAGGAAACTGCTTGAGATAGAAACTTGTGTGATCTTTGTCATGGCCGAGAATAGCGATGCTAGCATCGAAAGTGTCAATGCCGTTATTGATAAGGTGTTTGTGAGCTACGGTCTGTACATTCTTGAGCCATAGCGTGTCAGGGTAGTAATCTTCGACACCAACAACCTGTACGCGGTCGCCGTATTCTCCGAAGATTGAATCGACCATTGCACCGCGCTCATCTGCTGTGAACGGGTTTTTAGGAGTTCGGGGTTGATTTGCTGATCCTGCGATTACAAGAACGTGATCTGCTAGAGATAGTGCGCGTTTGATATTATGAATATGCCCGTGATGTAAGGGCTGCATTCTGCCGATGAATACGGCTAGATCGTATTTTCTTTCACTCACTTCGATACCCTCCGTATCGTCTACTTGCTGCAAGAATCCCTTGCTGCTTAAGAAAGTCCACCTTTCTTATATAAAGTATTTATCTAATATGAGTATATTACATGGAAGCTAGTGGTTTGTCAACCACTTCATTTCCACTTGTTCGAAAATCAGTGACTTACGGTGGCGGGGTCTTCGGTTTCGGTTTTGGCTCTGGCATCGGTGGTTTTGGCCGTGTTGGGTGATTCATATTACGTTCTCCAGTTGTTTAGTGTTTCATTACTTGATTTCATCAATAATGTTATGGACACACATTCCTTCAACGATGAAGTTGTGGTGGATCCCTACGCGAGCTAGATGGTAAACAGTTTCTTGACGGCCTGTGTCAATGATTTTCACAACCTTAGCGTTGCCTTCTACGCCATGTAGCAACATACCTTCATGTAACTGCTGTAGCTGCGAACCAACATACGGTTTTACTTCCCTGCCGCCATGTCGAGGTCGATATGTTGCTTCAGGGTCGATGTTAGCCCATCTGCCGTTTGCTGTTCTAAACGGATGCTCGATGGTTGTTTCGATTGTCTTGCCATTGCTTAATTTTATTTCGTAGATATTGCAGATACGCGGTACCATAAGGTCATCAACCCTTGCACTTACAAGCGTGTTGGTTTCTGTGTTGAGAGACATAACCATCTCACCTGCGAAAATGTCTGCAATCGGTTTCTCAGTGCCATCAGCCATTAGCACAAGCATGTTGCCAGTGAAGCAGCCGCCGCCTCCGCCGCCGCTTGCTTGGCGGAGTACTGATATAGTCCAAGTTGCTGTGTCTAACACAGGGCCAGTTCCTTGCCGTATTGAAACTGTGAAAGTCGCGACAGCCGAGGAAACGGTTTCAGGGGTAAGTGCCCAGGCCCAACGAGCGGACGAGCCAACATTTGTCCAAACATCTTCAAGAGGGCCATATCCAGCACCCTCTCCTGTGTTTAAGTCGAAGGGTGCAGAGGCGCCGCGCTTTATTTGATACACTGGGTTGCCTGGTGCTTGACTCGTTGGCGAAATCCAATCGTGTGAATAATTCGTAGCACCATTAACTTCGCTTGTGACATCACCAATTGATCTAGCATTGACCCCTGATGAAGGATTGGTTGAATGCACAGCATGTGCTGTCAGATTTTGCAACTCAATGACTATAGGTATATTTGCCGTTGCGGTGACTGTTCCGATGTGCATGAATGTCATAGTAGGTTCCTCATAGTACTAGTATTTATCTAGTTTTGAGGAAATATCTAAGCTTGGGCTTCTGCCATCAGTGCGACAAGGTCTGCGTAATCAGGATGCGTAGGCAGTATAGCCAGCGTCTGATCTGTGTGCAGGACACATGAATGCCATCCTTCTAGAACGTCGTGCGAACGCTGAAACCAATCGTCAGTAAATTCGCTATCCCATTCCGTGTAAGGACGTCCACGGAACTCAACGTGGCTACGATCACCCTGATACCAGACGTTCATCTGACCGTCTTGGCCTCCATTGGGCATGTACATCAGTAGCATTTTTTGCTTATTCGTCATATTCTTCATAACCGTCGTAATCAATATCTATACCGTCGTCGTCCAGATCGTGATAATCCCATGTTTCGTAATCATCATCTTCATTTTCTGCGTTGAGCCATTCTTCGTAATTCTTACGGCCATCTGGATCGTATTCTTCACCAGAGATAGCAGCAACAAATTTCTTCTTTGTTTCTGCCTCTTCATCGTCAGTATCATCAACCATTCCATCAAGTTGATCTTTCAAGTAATCCTCGTACCTATCATACTTGGAGCGGTCACGGAACGTCTGCGGGCGATGAACTTTGCCAACGTTCTTCGCTACATAATTTCTGCGCTTAGGCGCTTGTGGTCGTCTGTTATTTGCCATCGGGTTCGCCCCACTTCAACTTAAATCTGAATGCATCTTTTGCTTTTTCAAACCAAAACGATCCATCCGCTCTTGAATATCTTCCTTTACAGTTTTCATTTGCCCAAGCCACTAGTTCAACATAGCGAGTAGCGGTTGTATCACTTCTGAGTCCGATCCTAGCATCCGATACATCAATTTGTGTCCAAACTGCACGATCTATCTCTGTTTCGAAAACATACTTTCGCTTCTTGTTTTTGATCGCTTTCAAACGATCTAAACTAGCTCTTGCTTTAATCCTCATCTACATTCTCGTAAGTAGGAATCTTGTGTTCCTCATATGTATATTTACCGTCAGGCCAGAGAATTACAATAACACCTTTCTGTTTTCGTGCGTATCGCACCGTTGCCCAAGTTCCTGATCGTTGTTCCTCGTGTTGTCCCTTAGGACATGCAATCAATAAATCAGTTGCGTTTACGATGTCCTGATTGCGAACTAAAAACGGCTTCTCTGGATATGATTCTTGATACCTTGTAAATGCTCGTTTCTTACTATCCTCTGGAGGATGACTATGCAATTGCGCACTTGGCAATTTGCCGTCATAACGCAAAGCTTCAACGATTACTGAAAATTCTCTGTCTGCGCCAATGCAATCACCATGATGCGCTTCTGTAACTTCGTGAAGCTCTTGTAACACCTCTACAAGCAAATCAAATTGCGGTGGCGTAATTCCCGTTTGCGTTCCTGTGAATCCGACTTTCATTGCGATATTGTAGCACCTCGTTTACCACTTGTCAACCGTAAAAAAGGGGCGAATAAACGCCCCTAAGCTTATGATTGTTGTATGTTATTAGTTTTCTATATTCAGTTCATCTAATTTCGTATTCAGAATTGCAAGCTCATCGCGCTCCACAGGAGTCAGCGTATTGCCTCTCGCCTGTAGTAGATCACGACGAACAACTAATGGCAATGCTGATGCGTCTTTGATTGCTTTGTAGACACGATTCAAGTCTTGCTCGTTCTGAGATTGCATTGCACTAATTATTAGTGCTGTTTTCTCATCCATCTTTGCAAGGTCGTCATCATTCTGAGTTACGTGAAGCGCATAAATATCTTCGTTGACATATCTATTGTCTATAAAGACAAAGCCACTAGCGATTGAGCCTAGTATCGCCAGTATTATACCTGCTATCGTTCCTAACATTTTTACCGTAAGTTTTGTTTCTTGAGTTTTAGTTACCATAATTTACACCTTAATTTATTATTTAGTTGGTGCAACTTATCTAGCGATCCGCGACGAGTTTTGAGCTATTTCAAGTTCCTCAAGTAGTTCATCTAACTCTGGAACATTTGACATATCAGAAGTATCGAAGCCTAGCGCATCTAAGTCTGTTACCACACCTTTCATTATTTTCTGTGCTTTGGCGTGTGCTTCAAAGTTTTCTTCTGGGGCTACTATGTCTAGTAGTTCTGCTAACCTGTACATTCCTAACGAGGAGATAACGTATGTAATAATTTTCTCATTCATTACGTCTTCTAACGGTACGCATTCTACATTTGCACAACCTGGGTGTTGATCGTCCGATACAACCATGTTGTCAATAGTAGCTTGTAGATATGCTACTTGTTCATTTAAACCATCCTTCTCGACTCGTAGGTCAATAATCTGACTTCTTAATCTACGATTTTCTGATGCTAAATCGTTAGGATTGGATGATGCGTTTGCTACTCGTTGTTTAGTTTCGTACTTGTCTAATAGCTGATCCAGTGCTGTCTGTTGCTCCTCTTGTTGTTCTTGTGCGAACGAGGAACAGGGAATTAATATTAATGCTGTAAGTATAATTAGTGCTTTATTCATTGTTCATTCCTGAGTATATTTTTGAGTTTACCATAATGTGTAACACAGTTGTTTTGTATTCACAGAGTATTTCTCTATGCAAGGTTATTTATCTGTGTTGCACTTATAATTAAACAGTTGCATTACTACGCTGCGGCACGCCGTAACCAACCTTTTCTGTATTTCTCAAATTTAGGTTTAGCTGCAATTAGGTCAATATAAAATTGTGCGTGTTGCTGACGAATTTCTGCCATGAGTATTTCAGGATCGGTACAATTGATTGCAGCAAATGTGTTCTTGCCGATTGCGCCATCGACACCTACGTTCTGTCCGCATCCGTTCAATGCGCGTTGGACGATCTTGCCCGTCTGCTTCGGTCCCATGTTCACTGTCATGTCAAACACTCTTGCAGCTACAGTGAAGTCTATGATTGTATCATAGCTGTACTTGTCCCAAAAGTGAATGCGATATAATTTACGTGCTTGTTCAACAGTCATGTTTTTGATGTCATCAACATCAATGTCGCCATCTTTGTCAAGGTCGCCATCTAGGAAGCCATCGCCGTCAGAATCGCCAGCGTCGTTTGTGAGGAATCGAATTGACATTCCCCAGTTTGTTGCGCCACCTGGATCGACAGGATCGTTTACAAATCCGCCTTCGTGTTTTAGTGTGATTAGTATTGCTTTGTCGAAATGGTCGGTGCTGTCATTATCAAGATCATTCTCTTTCTTGACAGAGCCTAGAAAGTCTTCCATACTCATGTGTAATCTCCTCAGTTATATCAGTATTTATCTAGAACTGGAAGAATTTGTACGGTTTAGACTTTAGTGAGATTGCTCCAATCGTAAACGCCGTCAGCGCCGAATATGGTGTCGGCAAAATTATGCTCCACTGCTTCCTCTGCTGTGAAGTAAACCTCTTCTTTGTCTTTCATTTTCTTAACAAGCCATGTCTTAATGCGCTTGTTCGTCCAACCTTTCATTAGTTCAGATTCTTTAAGCATATCAACGTAAATATCAAGCATAATTTTATCTGCTTTCTTTGATTCTTCGTATTCAGTATGAATCTGTGTGCCTGTTCCGATGAGAACTCCTGTGCCTGTGTGAATCATAAATGTTGAAAATGGCATCATTGCACGATGATCTGCCGCTGAGAATATAATGCTGCTCATGCTACGTGCGCTTGCATAGTTTAGGATTGTTACGTGGCATCTGCAAGCTTTGATTGCTTGATACATCGCAAGACCTTCATGCCATTCTCCACCACAAGATTTTAGGTGTATGAGAATAGGCTGATCTGAGATATTTGACAGGATTCTGATGTTGCGGATGAATTGATTTGCTAGACTGAAATCGACGCCTGGTTCTGGAAGGGCTTCGTCGCCACCGCCGTAGGAGTATTCTTCGCGAGGGAATAAAAATAATTCTCTGTGTTCAATATCAATGCTGTAGTCATTGATATGAGTTACAATGTCGCCTTCAAGTACTTTTTTCTTCTTTTGCGCGTATGCCATAGCTTCCTTATGTGTGTGTAAGTCTGTGCCCTCAGATTCCCCTCCTGAAGTCCCCATCCTAGCTGTACTACTATTTAGTTAAAAACGTAGCCATCCCCCGACGTTCATTATAAGTGTTGGACTCATAAGCCAGTCGAATCGAATACAGGCAGTATTCACATCACAATTGTAACGAGAAGTGACTACACAATCTTCGTCTAGGTGCTCTACCAATCCCCAACGGATTACACAAATTCAAAAAGGACACGACTGGCGCTGAGAAGAAGCAAGGACCCACATCATTGCGACGCCAGCCGCATCCCGTTGTACTTACTCGCTATCTAGAAAATCGCTATCTAGATAATCAAGCCAAATCTGGACATCTTCTGCTGTGGCGTAAGTGCCAGTATCTGTGTACCGCCACTTGCCGTCGCCATACTCGCGAACTTCACGCAGATTGTCTGTCCACTTGATGCTTGAAACTACGCTGTCAAATGCAGAAGTTGTATCACGATCTTTAGCATCATGCTCGCCTACTACTGTGTAACGACATGCTCTGCCCTTCGCGTTGTTGTAATCAGATGGAATGCTCACTACGTCTGCAGGATCAATCTCAAGGATCATAACACGATCACCTGAACTGCGACCAAAACGCGGAAGATACTCAAGCGAGCAAAAATGCAAGCCTGTAGAACAGGTTTGATCTTTGTCTTCGTTTACTTCGTTGCGCGGCATTGAACAAACTGAGCCTGGAGAATTGTCGAACGTGCCGCTGTGAATATCCTTGAAGTCTTCGCGTACTTTCTTGTATGCGTAGAAGTTGCCTTCAGGAGTGATTGGCAAGTCGTTGTTCTCAAGAAAACCGTAAAGCTCGTCAACTGCGCGCTTCGACGGATTCTGCTTCAAACGACACAGAAAGTTGCAGAGTGCGTCTACTGGAAAACCTTCTTCAAGCATCGCAAGCAAACGATCTGTCATTGCGTTGTGGAAAGGCCGACCATTGTAATAAACGTCACCATCTTTAACTTCAATTTCGTTGTTCTCAGAAGTGAAGTTGGCAAGTACGCGAGTCATGTCAACGAGGTCTGGAACTAAATCCCATTCCTGATCCTTGATCGCGTCAATTACTTTCTGGAAGTTCGGGTGTGTTTCCCGATTGATTATGTGCGATTTGCCCTCGATAAAAATTACGAGACTGTCGCCTTGATATGTATATGGTAAACTCATTTTCTAATACTCCTCATTAGTACTACATGTTAGCACAATTAGCTTGCGCTGTCAACTAGTTTGATATACTCGATTGCTTCTCTCCAGTTGCTGCTTGCGTCGTAATTCTGACTAAGCGACAAGTGGCGAAGCATTGGATATGCGTTTTCGACGTTATCAAATATTTTTCCGTATTTTTCCTCGATCTTCGATACATCCAGTTTAGCAGATGATTTCGTAAAATCTTTGTCTGGGAAGAATTCCTGCATTACGCGGATCAACATATCGTAGTTGATCTTAATACCTTTCTTTGCTTTCGCTGGGGTTGAAGCTTTCCAGTCTTCCCAATGCTTGAACATTATTCCGATCGGTGTATCAGTTTGTGCCAACTCGCCACGAGCGCCGTCAGCTACTTTCGGAATCTGATAATCTGAACGATTGAATTCTAGTCCGATGATCTTATGCTCAGTTTCCTTTCGCGCAGACTTCCAATCAATTTTGTTGAATTCTTTTTCAACGTAGTCAAAGAAATCTACCCAACGCTTGTCTTTGGTTACGGTTTTCAAGCTCGTCTTGTTCACGCCGTAAATCTTGTTAAGATCAATGCCTGTAATGTTAGCAATATCGCTGTTCTCAAGCAAATCCATGATTGTCGATGCGTCCCACGTTCCGTTGCTCATCGGCTTCAAGACTGACTTGTGCGTTAGCTTGAAATACAAGAATGTCTTTTTCTTGCCTTTCTCAACAGTTGGCTCAATGTCTTTCATCTTGCCATTGAAAGCATTGAACGTATGTCCGTCGCGATAGCGACCACACCGCTTAGTATCAAATCGTTGTACAGTCACGTTCGTATTGCCAACTGCTCCAGCAACTGAGATATTCGCTGGCAACTGCGATGCAAGCAAGATCGGAGAGTTACCAAACCGAGTCTTAAGGAATTTCGCCATTACTTTCTTATCAGCATCTTTGTTCTGTGCTTGAAAGATGAAAAGATCCGAGACACCCTTGAACAGATGCTTGTAATCATCATCAACGTATGCTGCACGAAGACGCGCTAAGATATTACCCTTCTCATCATTAAAGACGATTCGCGTTTGCGCAGCATTGAAGCTGTGAACTGACCAACGATCATTCGGATTATATCCGCCGTTGCTCGGATTAGCTTTTGACCGCAAATGCTTTGGCTTGTCAGCAGTCAACGTTTTGATATTGACAAGCTGTGCTTTATTGTAATCTTGATAATTTTTGCGGATGCTTTTCAGCGTATACTTCATGTTAGGAACAGTATCCAACTCAGAGATAGGAACACTGACTTGCAATTTGCTGTAGTGTCGATTAGTACCTTTGATGAATTGCGCTTTGTGCTTTTTGAGATAGCTCTCTACTATTCCGCCAAACAATCCTTCGTTGCTCGAAATCAATTCAGCAGCAAGTACATTACGCTCCCACTTCGTCTTAGCAGGCTTGATCTTGTTCACAACGTAGATTTCTAGTGCTTCGAGGATTTCCTTAGACTTACTAATGAGATTCTTAATCGTGCGAGGATCGTAACTCAGTTCTTCTCGCGAGGCTGCAATGCCAAGCTCGCCAATGTCAAAGCGGATTACAAAGCTATTACTGTGCAAGAGTTCGCGAACACCCTTAGGGAGTTCTTCACCATCGGGAACGTCGATCGGATACGCGACATTGCCCATGATAGCAAATGATTCGTTGTTCCAACCTTGTTGTTCCTTCATATGAGTTCCTGGAATAATATCCATTTCTGCATATTTCAATTCAGGAATCGTTAGTTCTGCGCCAGTAAATTCTGGACGTACTGCAAACCACTTGTAGACTTTCTTAGCTTCGTGCGAAAACTGTCGCATGTCGTTACGATCTTCGACTGCAAATGAAACCTCTACACCATTGCCCTCGTCAGTTTCCTCGTCACCGAGTTGCACGATTGCAGGGACGCCTTTCTCACCGATGAAGGCAGAGTACGTACCCTTGCGACCATTTTTAATCGCTGTGATCGTGAAATTCTTTGTGTAACTGAAAGGAGATTTCGAACCGAGTCCCATACAGCCAACGAAATCGTTGCTGTCGTCTTTAGTCGATTCAAAGTAAGTTGTGTAAAGTCCCATCACTTGTTCGTGATCGAGACCAACGCCGTAGTCACGGACGCTGAAAATAGGATTGAGTCGGGTAGGAAGATGAACTGTAAACGGCTTTTCAGCGTTGCCAGCTTCTACGTGACTGTCGTATGCGTTACAGCCTAGCTCACGTAAAATTGCTTCGTACTTGTTTGAATACAGACCGCTAGATAGAATAGCAAATGCGGTCGCGGAGTTTTTGATATGAAAGTCGCCTTCAGCTTTTACGCCGCCGACTTCGACTGGTATGCTTGGTGTCTCAAGTTTCATGTGGGTCTCACTTATCTCGATTTAAAATACATTATACTTCCACTACTGCTAGAAGTCAACAACTATATTTCCACTACATCATCGGAGTTCGTTGCTGCTCCGCATTCAATTTCTTGACCATTGTTTCTGCACCAACGAATCCTTTGTGATTTAGCGCATTGCAAATAGTTTTGGCTTTCAGCACACACAAGTCAAACGAATCGTCATAAATTTGTATACAAGCATAATGTTGAATATCGTTAATGTCTGTATCTGATACCCTGTGTATCTCTAGCGTCCAACGATCCGCGTCATTATCATCATTAGGATTCTGTGCTTGACCGACGATATACATTATGCTTCTATTACATCCGTAACTGTCAAGTCCCAATCTTTCCAATGTGTCTTTCCTGCTGAGGAGAAGATGTACGCTGTTGCAGTTATGTCCTCGACAACAATATCAGTATCTTCTATAATGCTTCTGTGCATTCCTAGCTCTACGATAATATCCTTACCGAGAGTTTCAGGCGGAGTAGCAACTTCATCGCCCTTGAGTTCATGCTTGAAGTAATATTTTGTTACTTGCTCGATAAGATGTTCTTTTGCGCCCGCCGCATCTTTAGCGTGGACGTAGAACACGTTATTGCCAAATGTTGTTACGTAAAAGACTTTCATATTCTTTTATCCATTTGTGTGTAATCTCGCTGCCGATCTTCACGCTCTTGTTCTTGTTCGCGTTTGCGGCTAGCTTGAAAACGTGTCTCTTGCGCTTCACGTATGGAGTCCTGTTCCTCTCTGCGCATTCGTTCTCCGTGCGCACGAATTCGAATTTGATCCTGCGCTTCTCTGTAGCGTTCTTCTTTTGCAATTTCATTAACTTCGTGCTGACGTAATACGTCAAGTAGCAAAATTGCAAGCTTGTTTTCTTCCTCGTCTGCTGCTAACTTTGCAGACTCGCGAATTGCTTGCAGAATGAATTGAGTTTTAGAAGTACCAGAGTACAGTTCCATTCCGTTCTCGTTGATACTATCGTTCGCGTCGTGGTTGGACGCAATCGTTGATTCGTGCGGTGTCCCATCTTTTATGATTACAACTATGCCCGTCATAGCTTCCTCGACTGCATCCTTAGCCTCTTTCAAGCCAATACCAGTCAATTGGCGAACAGCTTTGATAACGGCGACCTTGTTGTAATGTTCAGGCATACCGTTTTTTGAAATGCGTAATCTAGACATCTGTTATAATTCCTTGTACGTACCAGTTACCTTTTCGTGTGTAACCAATATTCTCTAGTGCTGCAACCATGTTATCACGGCCAACAGGATTTGACGTTACCATCTGAACATGCGCAGGAACAACTCCGCGCCCAATCGCCCACACGATTACATCGTAACCTGTCGGCTCGTCAACGTCGCCAAGATCGTGATCCATGTAAAGATGCGTGACAGGAAACGCGAGTAACGCTTTCTGTCCATCGCGAGCATTCTTAGCGATGTGGTCTACATCGAACTCGCGGAAATCGTCAATTAAAAGGTGAAATTCATTCATCGGTATACTTCTTCACTAGTTGGAGGCGCTGTGCCTCGTCCTGGATTTTTGAGATTGTTTATAAACTTTTTCTTTACACGTTTCATATCATCAATTTGGTTGGATCGAACTATCAGTCCGAAGAACACAACACAACCAAGTGAAGACATAATTAAGTGCTGTAATACGCTCATGTTAGTTTGCCGTGAAGACCAACACTTGGTCGCCGGTGCCTTCAGTGTAATCGTCTGCATCGTCAGGAAAATCTTCGCCAGCGAATGCTGCACCACTGCCGTCGATATAATGCAAGTCGCCAACAGTGTCAATTACCGCAATTGGCAGATCCGCCCATTCGGGATGCTGTTCGATCATTTCGCGTAATGTCATTTTCTCGGTACCTCGTCTGCTGCATCTTGATCGAAGTCTACATACTTCGCTTGAATCCATGCTTTCGCATCTTCGGCGGAAGTGAAAACTTCAC